CTTCTTGGTAAAGTTAAACCAAAATCAAACTCTTTCAAATAGTGTACGTCAGACGGTTTAGTTATCTGATAATAAGGTTCTTCTATAGACGTTCCTAGTATATCTTCTAAAACTACGTCTTTATCCACAACATTTAAAGAGTTAAATACATTAAAACTAGGAAACTGAGGTTGACCTAACTCAGATAACTTAACTTTATTCAAATTCTGTTTCAATTTATCTACTTTACTAGACCACTTATCAGACTCAAACGATTCTTGTTCTCCACCAAGGATACCACAAATAAAGGTTCGCTCTCCGCTTTGAGGTACACCGAAGTCTTTAGAGTTTAAAACCGTAAAATCAAGAACATACCCTAAATCCTTTAACGAACTTAGAATAACCTCAAAAGTAGTACCTTTATCGTGGCTTATCAAATTCTTCACATTTTCTAACAGAAAGTACTTAGGTTTCTTCTCTTTCAAAATACGCAAAACATCAAAGAACAATGTACCCCTAGTATCTTCAAACCCTTTTCGTTGACCTGCAATCGAAAACGCTTGACAAGGAAAGCCACCAACTAACAAATCATGGTCTGGTATCTCTGTCTCACTAATTTTAGTGATATCCCCAACCATAACCGAAGAATCAAAATTCGCACCATAAGATTGTTGTGCAAACTTATCAATCTCAGAAGCAAATACTACCTTAAAAGGCAGCCCTGAAAGGTTTAAACCCTCTTCAAAACCACCAATACCTGAAAACAAAGAAACTACTCTTAATTCACTCAATTTACACCTCTTCACTAGCAACTAAAGTCATAGGCTAAAAATTTACCATTCATCAACGGAATGTAAACCGTACCGTTGTAGTTATCGTTAAAACCTGTTTGGTAGACAAAATAAGATACCGAAGGTGGGTTTTGCTCTACAAAGTTAACCACTGTATCAATCTTGGAAACTATACGGTAGTTTCTACAATTCTCTATAAAACCACAAGAATAGTCAGTAAATAAAGCACCTACTAATCGGTTCACATATTCATACAAAACAGAACAATCACTATAAACCTTACTTGAAGTCTTATCTGTTAATGTACAAATCATCTTAGGCATAGCAACATCTTCAAAATCCTCCAAACCTACATACAAAAATGTACCACCCAATTCATCTTGATTTTGGTGTAACTCAGAGTAGGTACGAACTAAGTCCTTAATCTTCTTGGGAAGAATGACTCCCTCTTTTTTCTTCTGTCTCTTGTTCATCTTTTGCCACTACTACCTTTTCAATCCTCTCCTTAGCTATCTCAAAGTACTGCTCAGTTAATTCCATTCCAATAAAATTACGATTCAAATTCACACAAGCAACACCAGTAGAGCCACTCCCCATGCAGTTATCTAAAACCAAGTCACCTTCGTTGGTATAGGTTTTAAGTAACCACTCCAATAAAGCAACCGGTTTTTGAGTAGGATGATAGTTTTCTTTCTGTTGATCCTTTGCGAAAACTTGAATACTAAGGGGATACCGCTCAGTGGAGTCATAACCCTCAATCTCATTTGCAAACACCCCATAGTTTGACTCTCCATTTAAAGACTTCTTAGTATGTCTATTCGCTGAGTTCGACCTACTTGCTTTACTTGAAACCTTTCTTGGATGCCCCTTTGTCATCTGAGGGTTATAAGTTGGTAACTTCTTATAGAAAACCAAAATATTCTCATGCGCCTTCATAGGCATCTTTTTAGCATTTAGAAAACCAGTTGGAGCAGTCTTTTGCCAAATAATCTCATATCTCAAATTTTTGAGGTTCGATACCCCTAAAACCTTGTCAAACGGAGTTTGAGCAAATAACAAAATCGCACCACGTTCTTTAATGACACGGTTATATTGTTCCCACAACAACTCTAAGTCAATCACGCTATCCCACTTGTTTCTTGTCGTCCCATAAGGTAAATCACATAAAATCAAGTCTACACTCTTATCTTCAAGAGACTTCATTAAGTCTAAACAATTACCTTGTTGTAAATCAATTACACTAACCATCGCCTAAAACACTCAAAGGAACCCTCGTACCCTCAATCCTTTCTTTCGCAAGTTTAAAGTAGTCCTCATTCAACTCCATGCCAATAAAGTCTCTACCTAATCGCTTACATGCAACTCCAGTCGAACCTGAACCCATACAATTATCCAAAATCAAAGCATCTTTACTTGTATAAGTTTTTATTAAATACTCCAATAACGCTACTGGTTTCTGTGTAGGATGTAACTTCTTGCTATCGGGTTTGAAATCAATCAAGGCTTTAGGATAACGTTGACCTGTGTTAACTGTTGTTACAGACTCAATCTTAGAACGAACTGTGGAGTTATTCTTATCTTGTTTCTGTTTCCCTGACTTACTTGTATATGGAGTACCCTCAGTCATAATAGGATTGTACTCCATGTTGTTACCTTTCTTACTGTAACTTGCAGCACAATTACTAAAAACCATAATATCTTCGTAGTTTTTACTTGGTTGATACTTTACATTTAAAAAGTTCGCACCTCTCGGTTTTACCCACTTCCAATCATACTTATACATAGCTAAATTACTTGTACGAACTACACTTGAAAAGGGTTCACTACCAAATAATACAACAGTACCCGTAGGTTTTAGAACTCTATTGTATTGTTCCCATAACTTATCCATAGGAATTACAGAGTCCCAACTGCAAGCTGAGGTACCGTAAGGTAAATCACACAAAATTAAATCTACACTGCTCTCTTCCATTTCCTGCATAAGCTCTAAGCAGTCGCCTTGTTTCAACTTAATCGAATTCATAATTCAACTCCTTTAAGTAAGCAACTGATCTAGGAGACAAGTAGTCCATAATAGAATTATCAGCGCACTCATTGTACTTACTTTCAAAATGCAAAGGAGAACTATCTGTATAACTGTACTCCCCACCTTTATAACCACCAAAAGGTTGACCAGAGGTTAAGTCCTCTAAGAAACTTGCGATTGTTGAAATAGGTACATAGTCAGACTCTATATCAAAAACCAAAACTGGCTCCGAGTAGATACCACGCCAAGAACCGTAATAACTCAAGGGGCGAATCTCTAAAGGTAAAGTTGCCAAAAATTTACAATAGTTTATATCCATTTTTATTCTCATTTCTTTTCTAATTTAATAACTATATAATATCACAAAAACCCTTGAAAGTCAAGGGTTTACATACTTAAGTTTACTAACCAATTCGCTTTTAGATAGTCTACAAACTCACAGTCCGTATTGTATTCTTGATTTTCATAACAAACCTTTAACTTAGCTAAGAACGTGTCTAGCTCTTCCAAAGTTGGAAACCAAAGGAAACAATCCAAATCATAGTAATTGAACATCAAGTTTACAAACAAGGTAGCAGTTCTTTTGTTGCAATCGTGGAAGAACTGTCTGCGCATAAGGTAGATATAAAACATCAGAATTTGTTCAACCTTAACGTAACGGTCAATGTAATCAGAACTTAGAGTATCTTTTAACAAGTTGAAGGTTTGATTAAATTCAGCTTGCGCTTCAACTCTCGAAACTAAAGGTGGTTGGTAAGTTGTTTTACTTATCACAACTTGCGTATCCTCTGAACGAAAATGACCTTCTAATTGAGGTTTATCAGTAACCCCATCTGAGATTATCTCATGTAAAGCTTCAAAAGTGGACAAACCCACATCAGAAGAACTAAATAAGTGTACGAAAATCCAAGCTTCGTAAAGGTTTAAGATTTCTTTTCTTGTTTTGTAACCAAAAGGAAATGGTTCAAAGTGTGTATTTACTACTTGTTGGACTTCTTCTTTGGTTAACACATAATCTTCAAAGACAGTTGAACGAGCTACAACCTCTAGTAAATTGTGACCTAAGTAGTCTTGGAATAGAGTAGCCATACTGTTTACCTCTTTAATCTCTATATTCAAAAGTTAAGTACAAATCTCCAAAGTAAGTACTTGAGATTTTTAATTCCAAAGGGGAAACTTCACTCAACAACTGATTGAACTCAGAAAGATACCGATTTGCTAACATACCCATACGTTTTCTGAGCGTTCCTTCCCTTGGGAAATACTCCGAATAAATAATGGATATTGGGAACCAAGCCTGATACCCTGAGTGTGTGGTTGTTATAACTAAATTATAGTTCTCATCTACTGCCAAATAAAGGATTTGGTATTTATGATTCCACCCAATGTAACGAAAACTTTTATTGAGATTTGGGTCTAATAAATGAACTTCAATCTCATAAGGAGTTTGAGAATAACTTAAAACTTCCCTTAATTTATCTGTTCGCTTAGGTCTCTCCCACATCTTTGAAACGAACGCTAATCACGCTCTTCTTTTGTTTTAAATAGCTTAACCATACTACTTACCACCTTTTTTCTCTTTTGCGAAAACCACACCAACTTCGTCAAATCCACCTGAAACCATAGCTGCAATGAACTTATGTGTATGGTTAAATACAAATTGTTTTAGTTCCCTAGAATATGCTCTGGCAATCCGATTCATTTCCTCACGGATTTCACCGTCTCTTGGGAAAGAATACTCGTAAATATTGGTAACCGGGATGTAAGCAAGCGCACCATCAGTTGAAGTAGTTAAGTACAAAGTGTTAAATTCACTCAAAGCTAAGTACAAAACTTGATATTGAGTTAAATGAGACTCCACTCGTTTAAATCCATCAACAAGCTCGTCATCATACAAAGATGCAGATATTGAAGTCGGTTCTGTAATTGTCTTACGTATGAACGTACCAAGTAATGCTAAGTTATAACCCTCTTCTTTTAAGTAAGTTAAATCCATCTAGTAATTACCTCAAATCAATTATTTTATTTATTGTAACAAAATAATTTATTTTTGTCAAGATAAAAAGAGGTTCGAACCTCTTTTCCTTACTTTATACTTCTGGGCAACCTGTGAAACGGTAATAAATCAACTCCATACCATAACTATCAGTGCGTGAACTTTCTACAAGAAAACCTTGCTTGATGTATTTCTCAGCTTTTGCTTTTGATAATTTTGGTGTGATTTTATCCCAACCCCTACGGTAATATCGAGTAATCAACTGATAGCAATTACCGTTAAACATGACTTTATCTTCGTCTGTAATTGTGTATGTTCTTTGACCGATTTTCAATTCAAATGGTTCCATATTCTTTACCTCACTTCTACTTTACTTCAATCCTACAACCTTCTTTGCCAGCTTATCGACTGTTTGGTTGATTTTCAAACCTCGATGACCCCTCACCCAAATGAAGTCAATCTCTTCAATACCACTTTCTTTAGCAACCTCTAGCAAACTAGCATGATATCTACCTACAGGTTTCTTCAAAGAAGTACCCCAACAAGCAACACCGTTTACTAAAACAGACTTAGGAGCAATCCAACGGAAGATACCCTCATAATCACAGACAACCGTCATTTTAGTTAAAGAACGTTCCATAGCGTCACTAATCGCAAGACCAAAACCACAAACTTCCCCTGCAACATTTCTTGAAGTTGCAAACTGAGGTTTATTATTGGCTACTGCTTGAGCACCCAATAAAACTCCATTTTCATAACAAGCAAAAGCCCCACCATAAGTTTGAGTTTGTGTGTTGAAAGAACCGTCAATCGAATAAATAAATCCATCGATACCCCAAAGGAGTGGGTCAGAGTCTTCTGCCATACGAATAGTACCTTTTATCCCACTTTCTGAAACATAAGGAACAATCTCAGAGGTTTTCTTCGTGGATAAGATAGGCTCTTCTCCTCTCAAATAAGCTTCTGCTTGTTCTCTTGTTGGGAAACTCTTATATTCAACGCCTTTGGTGCCTTTTACAACCTTTTCACAAGGAGTCCAATCGTCAAAAATTTGACCTACTGTTTTTACTGCGTAATATTTCTTTTTCTTAGCCATTTTCCACCTCACGACCTTTAACATATCTCCAAATAATACAGAAAGCCAGAATAGAAATAAGTGCGTAGATATAACCGATTACGTCAGACCATTTAGAAGATAAAGATGAAATCACACCTAATCCAATAATTAGTCCAACTCCTACTTCCATTGTAAAACTTGAAATTGCGTTTAACTCACTATCTTTAAGTTTAATATTACTACGACATGAGGGAACAAATAACGGAACCCAAAAGTAAAGTACTTGGAAAATCCAAATACCTGCAAAGCCAATAAGTAAACCTAAGTTGAAAATAGTGTTTAACTCCGGATTGAAATTCATAGTCAATTCCTTTCTAAATCAACTCAATCGAAAGCACTACATAATTAGGTTGTAGACCTTTAAAGTCTTGAAGAATGTACGTTACTTTAGCATAAACAGAACGTCCGGTATAAGAACCCTCAGTATATTCCATCAACTTTAAAATGTCTCCAACTCTAAAGTTTCTATCGTTATAGCGAACTTCAAAGGATTTTTCTTTAGAGACTACTTTCTCAAAGTAATTGGGAGCAATTTTTAACCCATGAACCATAACTAAAAACCTACTTTCTACATCAAATAAAGAAATACGCTGCTTTACCTATTGTTTTCCTAAGCGTGTTAAAGCCGTACGTTCTGTAACTACGAGACCACATTTCAGCAACATCGAGCAAAACCAACAATGTGGATACCAAAATATGGAACTTGGAAAGTTCAGTTACAGACTGAAGTTCAAAGAAAACAACAAAGTAAAACAAAGCTAACAATGACTTTAAGGTAAACCGAACTTTGCTAAAATAACAAAAGTAACTTTTAGTGTCTGGCCAAAGTGCAAGAGTAAAGCACGCAAGATAAAAGAAAGCAACAACTGTTAAATGGATTGCTCTCAATAATAAAATCCAAGACAACATAAATTAGTCACCCCAATCATAAGGCTCTGCAGTGTCAAAAGTAGCACCTAATTGAGGATACCCTCCTGCTGACTTCTCTACAGTTTCTAACCAACCAAACAAATTCAAGCGACCATCTTCTGCATCATCAAAACCTGAAATCTTTAACTCCACTACACCATTCATCGGAAAATTAGATAAATATTCAATTAACTCTGAAACTCTCATTCTTCAACCCCTTTTAAAGTAAACCAACCGAATAAACAAACTAAATAAAATAAGGATAAGCCGTCTGCCGTATATGTAAACGTAGTTTCTGAAATCCCTACTTGTTTTAGTATATAAAATACTACTTGAATAATTATTGTATAAACAATGGTTATAGAAATTACTTTAGAAACCTCTTTGGAGTTTACCTTTAATTTTAATTGTAGATAAGGACTAGCGTATACAAAACCTAACGCAAAGAAACTCATTAAGTGCAATAAAACGATGCCACTAGATAAAACTTGAATCATATTACTAAACCCTCTTAGCTAACCAAATGTCCAACAAAAGCATAAATAGAAACATAGTTCCGCTCATAGTAATAAAGAAAACCAAATTCGAAACGTTAAGTTGACTTAAAAGGAAATCTATAACAGTTAACAGTACAGTATACAACGCAAAGGCAAATAACCACATCGAAACTGAACGAACACCTAAACCCGACTCAATCAAAAAGTCTCTTCGAGTAATTAAACTAACAGCTAAAGCAAAACCATGCGCGCAGTAAATAAAAACAATCACAAATTGAAGTAAAAAGAGAAACATTAAATACCCTCTTTCTCACTCTTAATCAACGAATCCAAATACTTCTCAGATTCAATCAACAAATCTAAATAATTGTCAATAATATTAATACACTCATTGAAAAATCGTTCATTACCTAAGTCCATAGTTAAAGTTTGCGCAGTCCGTAAGATACCCAACTGGTACTCAGATAAATCTGCGAAGTTCTTTTTATTCACTTCCGGTGCTAACTCTAAATACTCAGATACACTCAACTTAGGAGTACATAAAGCAAGATACTTATACGAGTCTTTCGCCTTTTTCAACCAACGTTTAGCTTTCTCCAAATCTTGGATACCACCCTTATGCTTGTAGCGAATAACATACTCAACTACCGTTCCAATTGTATGAGGGAGTAATGAAAAAGTTGTGAAATCCCAAGCCTCAACCTTATTCTCATTGTAACGACTTGGATGTTTCAACACTTCATTTTCAACGTATTTCTTAGTCATCTGTTATCTAAACCACCTATCTAAATTTCTTTAAGTATAACATAAAACTCCTTGAAAGTCAAGGGATTTCACTAGATGTTCTACTGATAACTCTAACTGTGTCGTCAAACCTCTCAAAACACTCTCTACTCCATTTTAAATTTAAGCCATATAAATTATCGAATAAGCATTTAAAATTAAATCTGGGGCAATCTGAGAGGTTATAGGAGTATATTTCAAAATTATATCCAACTCAAATAACTAAACCTACAAACCAAAACACCCCTCAACCGAAGTCAAGGGGTGTTTATTGAAGAAAATATAGACCAATAGGACTGATATTCTCTAACGCGCTTTAGCACTTTCAACCTTTTATTAGTTTAGCACATAAAAGGAACTTTGTCAAGATAAACTTAATCTTTATCCTCAGTTTCCTTTTTCTTGTTCACAAAACCAAGTAAACCTAAACTTGAAACTAAACCTAAGATACCCAAAGCAGAGCTTTGAGAAACCTCAGTTCCTGTGTTTGGTAACTCTTTAGTTGCAAACTTCTCTTGTGGTTTTTGTGCTACTGGTTGCGAAGGTTTCTCTACCTCTGCAACTGGTGTTTCTGGTTTAGGAACATCTGGTGTAGGTACTTCTTTCTCCGGAATTTTCAGCTCTGGTTTTTCCAAAATAGGAGCATCGTTCGGAATAGAACCCTCAACCAACTTGTAAATGTGTGTTCTTACACTTCCACTAGCATCTAACTCAGTTTTACCTGTAAACACATATTTACCAATCAAAGTAGGTGCGTCTACTAAACCTGTTACGGAACCTTGAACCTCAGTAACTCCATCTTCTAATACAAAGCGAGTAACTTTAAGCTCTGGATTGGAAGTGTTAGGAGCATCATTAGGAATGACCCCTACGTTGAGTTCTGGTTTGTCGTGAATTGGTGATTCATTTGGAATCTTAGACATCTCAGACGGTTTAAGTTGTCTGTAGATATGAGTGATAACTGCACCACCCTCATCAGAGTCAGTTACACCTGTATATGTATAGCTACCGATCACATCATCAGGTCCTACGAAACCATCTTCCATATCTTTAACCACAGTTCTACGGTCTTCTAACATGAAACGTGTAAATTTAACTTCTTCTTTGTCTACTTTTGGAGCGTAGTTAGGAATCTCAAACTTAGGTTTCAAAGTATCTTTCTTCTCATAATGAACAGATACCACCTTTTCGTAAACATAAGGTACCACGATAACTTGACCGTCTTTGACTTTACCTGATTTGTTTTCTGGTGTTTTAACAAGTCTATATTCGGTAACTGTTACCTTAACAACATCATCTGTTGGTTTACTTTCACTTAACGTTTGAATTGGGAAACGTTTCACCTCAGTATCATAAGCTTGACCGGGTTCAACATCAGTCTTGACATCAACCTGTGGCGCAAGTTCGTTACCCTCAGTGTCTTTGTACGTAGCTACAACGGAACCATAAGTTGAAATGCTCTCTACTCTGTGATAGATGTAAGGTACAATAAGTGTCTTACCCCCTTCAACTTCACCCGAGTCATTAGCTGGAATACGAACCAATTCGTAACGCGCGAAGACTTTCTGAGTCAATCCATTAACGTGATTAGTTGTTATTGAACTATCGAATTGTTTTGGACTAGTTGTATAAGGTTCACCTGCCTTAGCATTGTCTTTGACTTTTTCATCTAAAGCCAGTTGGACACCATTTTCATCGTGGTGAGTTACAACAACAGACCCATTAATCTCTTGCTTCACAACTTTACGATACACGTAAGGAACTTTGATAGTTTCCCCACCTTTTACTTGACCATTTGCGTTAGTTGGAGTTTCAACTAACTCATAAGTAGTTGTAGTTGTTCTTGTTAAACCATCTACTGTATCTGTTGTAACAACTGGGTCAAACGATTTAGCCTTAGTTTTGTAAACATCACCCTCTGGTGAGTGCGATTTAATAACTTCTGTTGGAGAAAGCTCATTCCCATCTGTATCTTTATGGGTAGCAATAACACTACCGTCAAGTTCAACAGTTACGACTTTACGATACACGTAAGGAACATAAATGATTTGGTCAGCTTCAACTTGACCATCAGCATTTGTTGGTGTTTCGATTAACTCATAACGAGTAGTTGTTACACGAGTAAATCCGTTAACCTTGTCTTCTTTCGTAACACTATCAAATGTTTTACGTTCAGTTGTATAAGCTTCGCTACTTGGAGCATCTGTTTTGACAGCTACATCATCAGCTAGTTTTTCACCATCTTCAGTAGTGTAAGTGGCAATAACTGAACCGTTAACTTGAACTGATTTAACTGGTTTATAGATATAAGGAACTGTTACTGTTTCACCGCCAATTACATTACCATCTTTGTTAGATGGATTTTCAACTAATTCATAGTGAGTAGTTGTAACTCTTGTTAAACCATCAGGTGTTTTATCAGTTTCAACTTTATCTGGAATTTCTTTTGAGTTAGTTGTGTACGGTGAACCACTTGGTTCGTTTGTCTTGACATTTTCTTGAGGTGCTAACTCGTTACCTTCAGTGTCTTTATGTGTAGCGATTACTGAACCGTTAGTCTCAACAATAGTTTTAACGTTATAAACGTAAGGAACTGTTGTTACTGTGCCACCCACCACTGAACCATTTTGATTGTTCGGTGTCTCAACCAATGTATATACTTTAGTGGTTTTACGAGTAAATCCATTTGCGTCAGTATCAGTTGTTACAACATCTGGAATAACTTTAGGATTTGTAGTATAAGCTTCTTTATCAGGAACGTTTATTTTAACTGATTCTTGAGGTGCAAGAACATTTCCTTCAGTATCTTTATAGGTTGCGATAACAGAACCGTTAATCGATTCAGTTATAACTTTACGATAGACGTAAGGTACAGTAATTGTTTGGTTTCCAACAACAAAACCTCTTTTGTTTGCTGGTGTTCCAATAAGTTCATATCTAGTGATAGTTGTTTTAGTCAAACCGTTTACATCAGATGTTTCTGTTTTAGATGCAAATTCTTTAGCTGAAGTATCGTAGGCTTCTTGTTCAGGAGCGTCTGTTTTTACAGCTACATCATCTGTAAGTTTTTCACCATCTTCGGTAGAATATGTTGCAATAACTGAACCATTAATTCTTACGTCATTAGTAGGTCTATATACATAAGGAACTGTAATTGTTTCTCCACCAACAACGTTACCATCTTTATTAGCTGGGTTTTCAACTAATGTATAAGTAGTAGTTGTTGTGCGAGTAAAACCTTCAGGTGTTTTGTCTGTCACAACTTTATTTGGAATTTTTTTAGAAGAAGTAGTATATGCTTCTCCATCATACTCATTGGTTTTGATAGATTCTTGAGGAAGAAGTTCGTTTCCGTCAGTATCCTTGTGAGTGGCAATAACAGAACCACGTTTGACTTGTTCATAAATGTGACGAACAGTATTGTTATCAGCATTTAAACGGTAAGCACGAAGTGGTGTTATTACATCATGGTACGTGAATAACTCCGTGTTTTCAGTCACGACACCTAGTGAGTTTCGGAAAACGTTCGAACCACTACCATAAATCACGTAAGTTTCTGGATTTTCAATGTCAGCTCCTACTCGATTACCTATCGTATTAAAAACTGAATCTCCAAATTTAGAGCGAAGTTCTTTAATCTGTTCAGGTGTTAACTGATTTTTATACGTTGAAAGATAAAAATTAACGACGTTGTTGAATACTGCCTCGATATATTCTTGCTGTGTGATTTCTGAGGTTGGTTTATTATTGAATGGGTCAGTTACAGACTCACTGTTCATTGATTTATAACCTTTAACCCATCTTCTGACTTTTTCGATGTTTTCTGGTGAATAAGATGACCCAATTTCATGTTTCCAAATATCATCATCTGTACCATAAAGAGCAGTCATAAAGGTATCAGCATCACCTTTCAAATCAGTTCTAACGAACGAATAAGTTTTTTTCTCAGTAGGACGAGAACCCTCCGCTTTTGAATCGAGAGGTTTGTTTGAGAAGTTCTGAGTATCAATGTTTAAGTTATACTTAGACTTGAACGAATTATTCAACAATCGTGCTACGAACGCAACGTTGAAGTAATATTCTTCTTCTCCATTACCCCAAAAGATTTCTTTAGCTTTCCCTGCAAAAATAGGTGAATCTGGGTGTGCAATGAGGAAATCACTTAAAACATCATAATAAGTAGTTGGAACGACATACACACCAGAGGATTTGGTATAATATTTATTTGATTCATCTGTTAGGTACTCACCAAGTTCTTCAGAACCATCTGATGGTGCGTCATAAATTGTCTTAAAGTCTTCAATAGTTGGAACTTCTTGACCTTTATAGATGTATTTATCGCCTTGTTTTTCTAATCCATCTAAACCAACTTTATAGATGTCATCAATATATGATTTATAAAAATTAGAAGAGTTTGCCGTAAACCCATAGTAAAAATCCTTACCAAAATGTTCAGATGTTTGTTTACGTGCAGCGTAAGTATTAGTTTCATATACTACAATTGAATCAGTTTCTTTGATACCACCAAGCTTTTCTACTTCAGCTTTTGAGAACTTAGTAGTAGCTGTTTTAGCCGCTTCTTGGATTTTCTCGTCAGATAAACCTTGAGCGTTTTCAATCAAAGCGTAGTTTCCGTAAGTTCCATCTTCTTTTTCTTCAAGAACCCAAACACGTGAACCGTCTTTGATTTTATCGTATTTGATAGAACCGTCTTCGTTATGCATACCCTCAACTGATGCCTTTGTTTCAACATCGTTAAAGTTAGTCTCAGTTAAAACAGTCTCTTTACCTTGTGTGGTTTCTGTACGAACATGTTTGTACTTTTCACCATCTTTCTCAATAGTTTCTTGCTTTTCTAAATTCGCATCAACATTACTTGTAGTAGTATCTGTACCTGTGTACTCTTTACCAGAAGTTCCCTCAACTTTATAGTTAAGCTCTTTCTCTTCTGTAGCTGTTTTAGTGACATCTTCTTTTAGTTTAGTTCCACTTTCAGTCTCATAAGAAACAATAGTTTTAGACTCATCAGTTACAGTATCTTTACCAGTTGTAACCTTATCCGCAGTGTATTCTTTCGCATCATAAAGCTCTTTTGCGGTCTTGTCTTGAGACTCTTTAAAATGATTAGCATCAACTGTTACCGAAGCTTTATCATTAGATAAAGTAGTTTTAGTACCATCTGGTGTTGTAATTACATCTGCCGATACAACCCCTTGAGCTAAAAACATAGAGGCGATAATCGCACTAGCTAAACCATAAGCTTTATATTTTCGAAATGAAAAAATCTGTTTTTGTGTATTAAAGTTCATAAAAACCCTTTCTTTTAAACATAGTGTAATCCCTTTAATTTTGGAACCCACTTAGAGTACGCATAACGTTTAATGAAATTTTGTTGAATAGTAGAGTCAAACAATGAATCCCTAAGAGATAACATAGTAGCTACATAGTCATCTACACTGTGATTTGTAATGACAGAACCCTCTGTACCCTTACTATAAAAAACATAAGGGTAAGGGTAGTCACTAACTACACACTGTAAACCTAGACTCATAGCTTCAACACAAGCGTTGGCAAACATCTCCCCTACCGAAGTTGAAAGATACCCATCATAGTCACTATAAGGTACACTAGGTGTAAACCCACAATACTTAACATTTGTAGGACAACCCCCAAATTCAAGACACTTCTGGTCGAACTCCTCTTGAGAACCACCATAAACATCCAAGGTTATACCGGTACTCTCAAGCCTTTTCATAATACTTAAAGCATAATCAAAACGCTTATATTTCCCAAAATGAGAAGACCATATATAACGATACGTACTTGAAGATAAACACTTAGGCAAATGCTCATCTACACACATAGGTGGAAAGAACTGAGCGTGAAAACCTAACTCTTGTAAATCTAAAGCAACTTGCTCATTTGCTACTAAATATTGCACTTTCCTAGATAATACACTTAAGTATCCATCTTGAATGACTGGGTAATGAATATACTCAAAGTAAGGAACTTCTTTTAAGTTTAAAAATCTCCTTAATTGAGGTAGTGGATACCGACTCTCATCTCTTATAAGCGTATAATCTTCTAAAGATAACTGAGCTAAATACTGAATTAAAACCTGTTCTTCTGTGTATACACCCTCAATTGTCTGGTATATCCACATAGGCACAGGTCTATGTAAACAATCAATATCATAAAAAGCTTGTATACTTTGACCATCAGCTAGATTATAAACATAATTATAAGTATCAAGTTTCTCTGCGCAAGCACCAAATAAAACTTCTCCCACCGAAACTACTTCCCCATAAGTGAAGCCTAAGCTCCTAAACCTAGACTTATAGTTCGCAGTTTGAGGACTTGTCACAATATGCAAATAAGATATACCTGCTAGTTGTGCTAAGTACATTCTAGTTTGTTGACTACTCTCAAAACCTGTCCTACCTAAAGTATTATGTGAATGAATAGTGATTAATGTTTTCAAACTAATACCTTTCATAAAAGTTATAGAAATAGTTTACCAAAAATAAAAATTCTAGTCAAGTTGAAACTTCAAAGTAGTTTAAAAGAGGTACCTAATCAGATACCTCTTCTACTATTTCAACTCATGTACTTCTAAGGCAACATTGCGATTCCAGTCGAATACACGTTGAGCCTGAGCTTCAACACTTGAACGAAGATTCCAAAATCGAATCGCGTAAATACTTCTTGTATACTCAATATCATAAGTCTTAGTTTTACGATTGTACAGTAAGTACGAAACATACTGGTCGTTGCTTGGATTATATAAAGCGAATTTTTTCATGTTACATACCTTTTATGACCGCACAACCAATTTTTCGCACTCTTGAAGCTCTAATCTGTCGTTATAGTTATCTTTCAAAATATAACCACGATTAACTGCTTGTTTTAAAATAGCAGCCATATCAGACTTTTTCTTGACATCAATGGTGTATGAAGGAGCGATACCCCAACCTGAACCTGTCTGCCCTTGAATTGCCAACTGACGACCGTCTGTTAAAATCACAAATTGCACAAACTCCCAACCCCATGTTGTTTTAAATGTTAAAGCAATATTATTCATGTTATCACCTATTTTCTTTCTGTACCTAATTAAAATTACTCACCGTAAGGCATAAGTTTATCAAACTCACGTAGCTCATCGTAATACTTAGAACCACTTACTTCTTGATACCCACAATTTACCAAATCTTTAATCGTCCATTTTAAGTCAGCTTTACGCTTGACTTCAACTTCAGATAATGCAGAGATTGGTGCACCCATACCATAAGTAGAACCTACAATAACTAACTTACGTCCATCGGGTAAAACAACTGCTTGAACATAGTCTTTACCATACCCTTGAGCGTTAAATAACAAACGAATACCTCTTGTTGAAATTACTTTGTTTTCCATGAAAAATTACCTACTTTCTATATTTTAAGCTAACCAAATACGAATACTATTCTTGAAAACATTCAAGTAATGCTTTAAATAAGACTCAGATGGAATAAAGTCAATCATTTGAATAAGAAAGTCAACGATGCCATCACTATTTTCTAAAACAAAGGTCTCAGTCGAACCTAGTCCATCTTTATCCATATAATCAATAGTTACATAATCTCTATCATTCAAAGTCCTAAAACTAAAACCTAAATTAAACAATAAAGACCGATTACCATCAACTAAATCTAATGAAATATAGTGATTCTCAGTATGTTTATATCTAACGTATGTACGATTAGATAACTTTACAAAACCTACTGCAGATACAACCTCTCTTTTTGATAATTCATAATGATACCAAAAAATAAACTGTCTCAGCTCTTGAAATAATTCCTCTTTTACCTTACTTCTGAAAACCACAATAAACACCCCCTCAGTTCAACCAATTATCTAAGTTTTTACTCAATAGAAACCCTAAAACATACTCACGCTTACGGATATTAGAAACTAAATCAAGAAGATACCCTCTCAATTCTCTCTCTTCTAAGTGTAAAGGAAGAGCAATCTCTTTCGTTCTTTCTGTGTTCACAATGTTAAAACCTCTGTAAACAATAGAATGACAGTTTAGTTGGTTCGAACTTGTTCCACCTAATGTAAAATAAAAAGTATGTAAGTCTGTGCCATCAACACCTAAGAGTTCAATTTGAACTTCCCCAACATTTGTAAACACCTTTACAACCAACTCTTCATGAGCTTTGTCTTTTACACCTGTAAAAAACGTTCCTGACGGAAAAGTTGTTTGTGAGTTTAAATACTGAACTACACCTAATAGTTTATCTACCAAATAAGTGTCTAACTCAGCTCTAGTTAATCCTCTATAATCTTTTCTCACTGCTAACCTCAATTCTAAACAACATAGAGTAACCCCCGTAAGTTCCCTCTCAAAGCATGAAGAAAAGCACTTACTCTACTTGGTGTACGGATACCTAAAACTAAATCGTACAAGCCAATTTCAACCCTATTCAAAGGAAAGTCTGTTTTTATAGTGTGACCTTTTGAATCCACGTAATAAAGGTGGATAAACTGAACACCATCTTTTTCAAAAACTTGAATACTAAATGGCTCCAAAGGTTCTCGATTAGATTTAATTAAATCCATATCTAAACGATTACTTCCCTTATCTGCATGATAAGAGAGATAAATAGAACTAGTACCTACTACTATACCTTGCCCTTCCCTTAGCAAACCCTCACGAACCATAGACTCACACACTTCTACTAACTCTTCCAACAACGCTTGTTTGTCTGTATTCTTAAAATATTTTGTCATACTTACACCTCACTTTAATTATTAGACTCTATAATACGTTCTAAACCTACTAATAGAGCTAAAACTTGGTCTTTCTTCCTAATTTTGGGAAGTAATTGTTTTAAAAAGAAAGTAGGATTAGACTCAAATTGGTCTAAGTCACAACGCATACTATAAGACTTAGCAAACCAAATCGATCCCGTTTCTTTAAAGGGTCTACTTGCTAAGTCTAAGACTGGTCGAATAGTGCCAAATTTATCCATTTTGATGTTGTGATAGTCAACACCTACTGTATCTTGTAAAGTAAATGACACCGTACCTGCTGAGCACCCTATCCAAATAAGATACTCCCCACCGTTGGGTGAAGAGATACCCGTAGGGTATTTTCCCATAGGGTAAGAAGAATGACCGTATAAATATTTTAGAAAGTGGAACATTCTATCTACAATTCGAGATTCTAAGTCTTCTCTTTTAAAACCGTTGTATTTACTCATTTTATTAACCCTCAATCACATCAAAACCAAAACCTGATAACTGAACACCTAAATTTAAGTACTCAACTTGCTTAATGGTTGCTACATTCTCAACTAAGTCAGTTAAAATCTGTTTAAAGATATACCCATCTCGTAGGTTTTGTAAATAAGCTACGGTAGATACCCCTTTTCTTTTGCCCGTTCTTTGATTACAAGCAACACCTCTGAAAGAAAATCTACCAAACTCTCTATCATAGTAAATCTCAATTTCATGAACTAAGTCAGTGTCTAAGTTAGTTTCAAGCGTGTTTTTCAATAGTCTTATTTTAAAAACATAACCACTCAGTAAAATAGAACACTTATACTTAGGAGAAACTTGATTTACTGACTTCACCGGTAAACGGTTCTCATCAGAGTTCATAATTTCTTCAAAACCTTGTCTTAGATAGTGCCATAATTCTACTGTCTGTTTTTTT